CCTGTAGGCGTGTGTCCGGGGGTTTTCGACCCCCCCCCTCTTCCGGCCTCCAAATCTGCGTTCTAAGACCCGTTTCCCTTCACCCATAGTTTCCCTACATGAATATCAGAAACCGCGTCAAATCGCTCCGTATGGTGCCTGCCAGCGACCTCAGGCCCAACCCGAAGAACTGGCGAACGCACCCCAAGGCCCAACAGGACGCCCTTCGCGGCGTCCTCTCCGAAATCGGCCTTGCCGACGCCTGCCTCGCCCGCGAGTTGCCCGACGGCTCACTGATGCTGATCGACGGCCACCTCCGTGCCGAGACGCTCGGCGACGGCGACGTGCCGGTGCTGATCCTCGACGTGAATGAAGCCGAGGCGGACAAGCTGCTTGCCACCCTCGATCCGCTGGCGGCGATGGCGGAAAGCGACGCAATAAAACTTGACGAGCTGCTTCGAAGCATTGACACCGGCAGCGAAGCGTTGCAGCAACTCATCGCGAGCACTGCTACTCAAGCTGGTCTTTACGAAACGCGTCGCGACAGCGACGAGCACGAGGCCGAAACGGAATCAAGCACAGAGGAGATTGACGTTGGCGACTTCGACCTACAGCACAAGTGCCCGAAGTGCGGATTTGAGTTCAACGGCGAAACGCCCTGATTGCGCGTGGAACCTCACTGACCTCAAGTACGTTCCGCAGAACGGCGTCAAGGTCATGTCGACGTTTGCTTGCGGTGGCGGATCGTCGATGGGGTACAAACGAGCGGGATGCACCATCGTTGCGGCAAACGACATCGACCCCGAGATGGCGTGGCACTACCAACAGAACCTCAAGCCGCCGAGGTACTACCTTTGCCCGATACGAGACTTGCTGCAGGCCGACTTGCCGAGCGAGTTGTTTTCTCTGGACATCCTCGACGGGTCGCCTCCGTGCTCAACGTTTAGCATGGCCGGCAGCCGCGAGGAGGCGTGGGGAAAGAAGAAGCACTTCCGAGAGGGCCAGGCCGAGCAGGTGCTTTCCGACCTGTTCTTCGACTACCTGGAACTTGTGGGAAGGCTGAAGCCAAAAGCGGCGGTGGCCGAGAACGTCAAGGGAATGATCCTTGGAAACGCGAAGGGCTATACGAAACTTGTGATGGAACGATTCCGCGAACTTGGCTATCGGCCGCAGTTGTTTCTTGTGAACGCTGCCGATTGCGGAGTTCCCCAGCGGCGCGAGCGCGTGTTTTTCTGTGCGGTCAGGAACGATGTGAGCGACAGACCGTTGAAGCTCGAGCCGAGGCACCGATGGGTGTCGGCGGGCGAGGCTTGCTCAGACTTGGGCTGCTTGTCGGACGAGGAGCGAGACCATACTGCACCGGCGGCGTTTGACATCAAGTGCTGGCACCGCACAAAGCCGGGGAAGTCTTACGCCGACTTCGTGAAGCGGTCGGAAGGAAGGCTTTCTGGATTCACGATCATGCGGCTCAGCGGAGCACTGCCGTCATGCACACTGACGGCATCCGATACGGCGAGGCACTGGAGCGAGTGCCGACGCTTGACGTTCCGAGAACAGAAACGGCTTGGGTCATTCCCTGACGATTACGCGGCGAAGGATGATAGGATCGGAAAGTACATGATCGGCATGAGCGTTCCGCCTCGCATGACCGAGGCTGTTGCTCGAGCTGTGACTGACCAGTGGATTCAACCGAAGGACTGAACGATGGGAAAACGTGGCCCAGCACCCGAACCGTCGATCCTCAAGTACATCAGGGGAAATCCGAGCAAGGAGCCGCTGAACACAGCCGAACCAACGCCACCGCTTACGCCGCACGATTTCCCGCCACCCAAGACACTCGACGGCAAGGCGGTCGAAGTGTGGAAAGACGCTGTGCAGACGCTGTCACGGATGCGAGTGCTGACCGAGGCCGACGTGCCGACGCTGACGAGGTATTGCATCGAAACGGTTCTCTACCTTGCGTGCTATGAGAAGGTAAAGATCGCGGGCGAGGAATACACGCACTGGGAGCCAGACCCGAACCGCACCGATGGGAAGCTCCGAATCAAATACACGCAGGTGGCCCCGTGGGCCACGCAGATGCACCGCCACCACGCTGCGATGCTGCGGATCGAGCAAGAGTTCGGCATGACGCCGAGCAGCAGGTCACAGGTGTCAACGACGAATGGCAACGAAGATACAGACCCGGTTGCCGCCTACGCTGCAAAGCGACGCCGTTCGTCAGGGGCTTGACTACTACTTTGATCCCGAGGCTGCACAGCACGCCGTCAACTTCTTTGAAGGCTGGCTGCGGCACAGCAAGGGCAAGCACGCGGGCAAGCCGTTCACGCTGCTTGAGTGGCAGACGGTGATGATTGGCGAGTTGTTCGGCTGGAAGCGGCTCGACGACCACACCCGCCGCTTCCGCGTGGCCTACATCTCCACGGCGAAGAAGCAGGGAAAGTCGACGCTCCTCGCGGGCATCGGCTTGTATCTGCTTGTGATGGACGGTGAGAACGGGGCCGAAGTCTACGGGGCGGCTGCGGACCGCGAGCAGGCTTCGGTGGTCTACCGCGAAGCCGCGAGCATGGTGCGAGCCTCGCCGCAACTCTCCCGCGTGTTGGAAGTCATTGACTCCCGACGCACGATTGCCTACCGAAAAGAGGCGTCGTTCTATCGCGTTCTATCCGCCGACGCGTTCCGTGCGGAAGGCTTGAACATTCACGCTTTGCTATTCGATGAACTCCACGCCCAAAAAGACCGCCGACTGTGGGACGCACTTCGCTACGGCGGTGCAGCCCGCGAGCAGCCGCTGCTCGTTTCGATCACGACGGCGGGCTACGACCGGAAGGGAATCTGCTACGAGCAGTACCAGTACGCCAAGGCGGTCGCGGCGAACTGGAAGCACGACCCTACGTTCTTCTCCTGCATCCACGAGATGGAAGCCGACGCCGATTGGAAAGACCCAGACGTGTGGCCTCAGGCTAATCCGTCGTGGGGCGTGACGATCAAGCCGGGAGACTTTGCCCAAGACGCAAAGGAAGCTGAGCAGTCGCCGACCAAGCTCAACTCTTTCCTCAGATACCGGCTTAATACTTGGACCTCCTCCGATGTTCGCTGGCTGTCACCGGAGACGTGGCAGCAGGGAGCCGTGCCGCTCCGCGACTTTGGCGATCGGCCCGTGTACGCAGGGCTCGACCTTGCAACCACCTACGACTTGTCGGCTCTGGTGCTCGTCTGTCCGGACGCTGCTGATGGGAGCATTGACGTGCTGCCGTTTTTCTGGATTCCAGAGGCGAACGCCGCAGAGCGAACAACCCGCGACAAGGTGGACTATCTCGGCTGGATTCGTGACGGGCATATCCGCGTGACGGATGGGAACGTCACGGACTATACGGTGCTGCACCGCGACATTTCGCAAATCTGCGAGCAGTACCGCGTGCGGCAACTGGCGGTCGACTTGAAGTTCAACGGCCAGATGCTTGCCAATATGCTGCAAGGGGACGGGGTGGACGTGAAAGGATACCCACAGGGCGGCCGCGCCATGAGCGCACCTGCCCGCACGCTGGAGAACCTTCTCGCTAACTCAAAGATCAGGCACAACGGTCATCCCGTGTTGTCGTGGTGCGCCGGGAATGTTGCTGTTCACGAGGACCGATTCGGAAACATTTACCCGAGCAAAGCAAAGTCAACGGAGCGGATCGACGGCATCGTGGCCTTGTGCCAAGGCATCGGGAGTTGGATCGGAAGCGAGCAGAAGCCGAACGAAACGCCCGAAATCTTTTTCATATGATCGCACCGAACCAGCAGCACCGAATCCTGTGGCTCCCGAACGAGGAGCGAATGTTCGATGATGACTCGCCGAGCCAATCATCGGCTGGCGTGCGGATCAACTCAAGCAACGCTCACCAAGTCGCGGCGGTGTTCTCTTGCTTGAGAGTAATCGCGGAAACCGTTGCGGGCCTGCCGCTCCATGTGCTCGAGCGATCAGCGGGAGGAGGCAAGCGGATCGCCAAAGAACTTCCGCTCTACAAGCAACTCCACTCGCAGCCCAATGGCTGGCAGACGAGTTTTGAGTGGCGTGAGCAGGCGGTGATGCACGTTGGACTATGGGGCAACGCTTTTAGCGAACTCAAGGCTGGGCAGATTGTTCCGCTTCACCCAAGCCGCATGAAGATCGAGCGGATTGAAAACGGGAACCTCCGCTACAAGTATCGGGAAGAAAAAGGCACCGAGACTCCTTACAACAACGATCAGATTCTCCAGATTCGCGGCCCGTCCGATGACGGCGTGAACGGACTCTCGATTGTTGAGGAGTGCAAGGACGCTATCGCCCTGGCCCGCGCGTGCGAACTGCACGGAGCGAGATTTTTTGCGGCTGGTGCTCGCCCTGGCTTCGTGCTCTCGACCGAAGGACAACTCAACGCCGAGGCCCGCGAAGCTCTCCGCTCGCAGTGGGACAGGCGGCACGGCGGCGTCGGCAACGCTCACAACACGGCAGTCCTCACGGGCGGACTCAAGCCCTACGACATTCCGCAGGCGAGCAACACCGACAGCCAGTTCATTGAACTGCGCCGCTACCAGTTGGAGGAAATCGCAAGGCTGTTCCGCATCC